CATATAAGACAGTCGGTAGCCTGTTGAACACGATGGAAAAAGGAAGGGTCGAGGTATTAATGATCGAGGGATCGTTAGTGTACGATTCGAGGGATTTGATCGCTCGTCATGCCGTGGATAACGGATATGATTACGTTCTGTACGCCGATTCTGATATGGTCTTTAACGCCGATGATTTGAATAATCTGTTAAAACATAACGTCGGTATATGTTCTGGCCTGTATGTGAAGCGGAACGGGGAAATGGAGAACGTGGCCTATAATAAAATAATTAAAAGGCGTCGCTGGCCGTTCAGAAGTCCAAAACTCATTTCAGACGGAGAGACAACGGGATTTGGCGAAATAGCCGCCTGTGGCTTTGGATTTTGCCTTATTAAGTGTTCGGTAATAAAAACTATGTTTAAGTATTATAAGTCCTTATTTGAGCCGATGAAGGGCGTAGGTGAAGATATAGCATTTTGCTTGCGTGCCAAGAAATGCGGTTATAAAATATATATAGACCGTGATGTTAAATTAGGACACATCGGAGAAACAGTATATATGGCATAAAGGAGAAACAGAATGAAAGATATTAAAGATGAAATAAAAGAAAGACTCTGCGAATACTGTGATTTAGATGGTATGTGTCTTATAAAAGAGGAAGATAAACCTTGCGAATATAGATATAACCCATACGGTATTCCTTATTGTCAAAAGTTTAAGGATTATATAAAATCTCCGATAAACAGCATTATTTTTGAGATTAAGATGCTGTTTCATAAGCCTACGGATGATTGATTATAGGAGAAGCAGAATGATATGGAATGGATAAGTGTTAAAGATAAGTTGCCCGAAGATATTTACACGATAAGTTATTATGACGAGTTTTATGCCGTTGTGACATATATGCCGCTTAAACTTTGTGAGTTGAACGGCGATAAGGTATTTCTTATTGATGATTCTGTAAGAAAGATGGCGCTAGCACAAAGAAAAAAGGGCATGAAAAGATATGTTTGGGCGACGGGTGACTTTGATAGGATAAACGATGAGTGTGTTCTTGCGTGGATTCCGTTGCCCGAAATATATAAAGGGTAAAGAAAAGGGGCGTAGGAGAGGATGTTTCGTTTTAGGAAGTGCGATTACAAGACGTTCATAGATCGGGATGTTAAGTTGGGACTTATAGGCGAAAAGGTATATCAATAAAATTACATAAGTAAACGTAAAAAAACCCCGTGGGTTATCTCATTTCCCACGGGGTTTTACAACCAAACACTCCAACCACGGAGCAAGTTGTATTATACCATATTTGCGTCTAATTTTCAACGCATATCCTGTTTATTATTGTTTGCAATTCATCCTGTAACGACTGATAGTTATTAGCCGACATATACAGGTCATTTATCAGCGCGTCCTCGATATCCTCGGCACGTCTTTTGTCGGGACACGTCTCCCAAAATCCCATATTGTCACACGTATAAAAGTTATCACACTTTTTACAGATATCCATGTAAAATTCTCCTTTCAATATGCCTCCTGTGCCTCAAGTAATAAATCGTTCAGAAACTCCTTATACGCCTCCTGTATCTGTTTATAACTTGCCGTGGGTACATTCCCGCGCCTGTCGTCCTTTTTTGCGTACACGTCAACGTCTGCCTGTCCGTGATATACTTTCGCCTGTTTATTCATGCCTGTACCTCCTTTTTCCACCATGCGGACGCGTCTATATCGTCGGAATAAATGATCTTATCGAGTATGTATTTTATGTGATTTGTTATGTCGTCAATGTCTATCTTCATATCATGCGCGGATAATACGATATCGTCTGCGTTCTTGGTTTCTGCTGCGCTGGGTATATCGCGGCGGCGCATGTGATGGTAAAGCGCGAATACCTCCGCGTATTCCTCATCCGTACAGTGGTAAAGGTAATTTGCTATTTCGCTAGGTCTTTGTGTTATTGTCATTTCTACATTCTCCTTTGTAATTTTTTGTGGTAGGGTAGCGGGTTTTTACACCCGCCACCGTAAATTCTCAACAGTAGTTACAACACGTCAACATCAGTAAATCCGCGTGTTTACGCGTGTTTAGACGTTGCACACGCTTTTTAATGTACCGGATATCGGCCGGATCTAAACTCCGGAGCTCGCCTTCGCTGTCGGCCACGTTGCAGATAATCAAACTACCGACCAACATAACGCGCCCGATATTATCGATAGCAGATATAAGCGGGTCATCCTGTAACGCGCCCTCGTCGTCGCATATAATGTCATACGTTTTACGTCCTATTTTGCGCGTTACGACGTCAATACATCTACACCCGATTAAGTTATAGTAGTCGTCTAATGACGCGGGATTTACTACCTCCACGCGCTTATTAACGGTATCAAGTAACAATGCTTTCATAATCTCAACCCCTTTCGTTTAATGTGTCCTTGTGCATGGTCGCGGTTTTTTCCGTGTATGCCTTAGCATACAGATAATCAGTCGTGAAACTGTACTTGCCGTTGCGATAACCCGACACGTAAATGTAACGCCCGTTGCCTTGCGGCTCTCTTATCGTGCAATACTCGTATGTTCTATCAAGTTCAAACATGATACGCCCTCCTTATGCAGTCCATCCTATTTCCTCGTCGTAATACTCTACCCATATATCAGACGCGCACGGGTCAGCCTGTAACGCCGCCATAACGTCCGCGTAATTGTACACGTCGCACTCTATGCACCCTTGCCCGTATGCGTCCGTAAAATGTATTCTGTACTTCATGCCGTGTCCTCCTTTTTTACAACGATCCATGTAAATTCCTATATAGCCCCGTATAGCCGATAGGTCAGCTTTTACATTCATGCCTGTAATTTTCAGTCCAGGCGGACAGGGCGGCTTTTACACCGCCCTATGTAATTTATGCCGCGAACGTGTACGCGTGATTGCTTAACTGTTCCTCGGGGTCAACTTGTGTATCGTTGACTTCCTGTACCATTGCCGACATTGCGGCGGGGTCGTTCGCGTCAACGATAATCACTTCATGCACCGACGACGGGAGGACGGTAAACGCGCCCTTAAATCTTGCCCGTATCGCGTCCATACTTGCGATTACGGCATACGCGCCGTATGTTTTATCCTTGCTAGTGCAAACTAGCATTGTAGGGGCGTCCGCGCTCATAGGCGGCATAGGATAACCCATACTTGCTAATATTTCCTCCATCGACGTAAGCACGACGTCGGCGCGGGAGTTTTCCTCGGCAATATCCAAAACCTCGTCGACGGTAACGTCCCATTTATTTACAAGGGCGGACGTAACTTTTATAGCACCGCGCCCGTTCCCGATATCGACTCCTGTGATATACGGCACGATTATCAAGTCCTCAAACCCGTAAACGGCGGCGCTCCTGAAAACCTCGGCGTTCGTTATCTTGTTATAAAGCCTTGCGCGGAGCATAGGACGTACGCGCTCGAAATCATCGATAAAATCGACGTTAATATTGCGGTCGCGCTCCCGCTCAATAACCTCCTGTAATTTAGCGGTCGCGTCCTCAACGCTCACGCCGTCCTTATAGAGCGCGTCAACATAGAAACTGGCGCGGATGTTTTCGCGTCCCGTCCCGAACGTTACGGCGGTTAAAATAACGCCGTTTGCCTTTTCTACCTCGTTAACTGTTGCCCCGATAACATTAGCCGCGATCTGATTTGCATACTCGTTAATAGTCATAGTCATTCCCTCCATGTTTGTGTTGTTGGTTTTTACAGTGTTGGTTGTAGTTTTCATAGCTTTTCCTCTCTCCCCGTGTCGCCGCTAGGTCAGCGTTTTTACATTTAATCCTGTAATTCCTCGGGCACGTTGTAGGACGTGATATAGTACGATTCCCCGACGTATGCCCCGTCAAAATCCGCCCGCTTGCCGAACGTTATAGTAGTGCGCGGGAGGTTGTGCCGAACATAACAGGACGCGCAATAGCACTCCTCATGCTCCCCGTACACGCCTAAAACCTCGGCGGGGCGTCCGCACTCGTCGCACTTGAAAGCCTTTTCAAAAGCGCCGAACGGAAAAGTAATGTTACAATTTGGTGTAGTGTTTCGCATAAATGCTCCTCTCTCCCCGTCGTGCCGATAGGTCAGCAAAATTTACATTGTAGGTTGTAATTACCGGCGGGTCGCCGTTTTGTACTTATACCCGTAAAGTTCGCCCAAATTCCAAGTCCGTTGAAAATCCCGTTTAGGCGTCGGCAAAAACGATTTATTTGAGAACATAACCCCGTCGTCGTTTGCCCAAAAATCGCCGATGATCGATACGTCCCCGTCCCCGTTCAATAAAGCAAGTTTGGATTCCGCAAGCGCTTTGATAGTCTTTTTTACGCGCTTGTCTGTAATATCCGTTGTATAGCGGATAATCACGGGGAGGTATTCCGATATAAACAATGCCGTGTCGCTATACTCCGCGTCTTTACAGGACGTCAAGCGGATTATGCCGTTGTGCGCTATTCCGACGTTGCATTGACAGTCAAGTATTTTCATATCCTCCAAACGTTCGGAGAGCGGGAACGGGTGTGTCATTTCGGGGCACACGCCCGCTTGTGTAGATATCCGAAAATGATATATAACCACGTCGTCGTCTGTAAAATGTTCGCCCTTAATGCTACGCATAAAATCGCGTAACTCCATAAACCCTTTATGTATCTCAACGTTCCCGTCCTTTACGAACATATAACCCGCGCCGTGCGGATTAGCCGCCCACATGTTCTTTATTTCCTGTTCGTTTGGTTGTCTGATTCCTTTTTGTGATACGCATATTACACACATGGTAAAACCTCCTTTTTTACACTAAATTCCGCCTGTTTAATTGTTTTTGTCATGCCGTTACCTCCTGTATAATTGCCCCGTCCGCCTGTAATGCGTCGCGCTCCGCGTCCGTCAAGTCAACAGTAAAGCAAAAACCCTCTATATAAACCTTGTATGTCGTCATTTTGCCGCCCTCCTATCAATAAGCACATGCCATCTGATAATCGGCGTATGCCGCCATAATATCCGACATATCCGCGCTATGTTCAGCCGTGTAATTGCTAACCGTGTAATGCCAGTCGGCGCGCCGTATGCGGTCGCAAATGTGCGCGTAATGGCTTGCCGTGATACGCTCTATGTATGAAAAATTGCGGTCAAAAACGCGTACGGAGTACGTCCCGTCCTCATTCCTTGTAAAGTTTCCGTGCCTTATTGAATGCTCAAGTTTGCTAATTCCCGTCATTGTGTTACCCTCCTGTTTTTACGTGTTTGGTTGTAAATTGTGACGTTATCGGCGGGGCGGTTTTTACGCCGCCCGCCGTAATTTTCTATCAGATAAGTTCCTCACGGATGACCGTTGCGGCAATGGCGGCGCACTGTTCGTCGGTTATCGTGCCCGCGCTTTTGCACTTGCTATTGATACGATCAAATACGTACTGATTACACCCCTTGAATATTTCCACAAGGTCGTCGCACTGTTTCCAAGATAACGACTTGACCGCGCCGACGATATGGAAAATAACCTCCATAGTATTGCGAAAACATGCGAAGTTCTTTTGACCGCCGACAAGTCGTATCTCAATACGTCCCGCGTCAAAATGCGACCCGTTAAAACAGTTCCCGTGCGAACTATCCATGTTATGTACGTTCATTGTGCGGGCGTTCATGTATGACATTTGACCACACCAGCGTGTCGAGCCTGTTCTGTAAAGCGCTATCTTGAAAAAGTCGTAATGCTTATTGATTATGTAGTAGAGTTTCCGCACGCTATCCTCTTTTACCTTGTCGGTAGTTCCTAATAAACCCGTCGATATGTTCACGTGCATGCCGCACTTGCCATCGTCGCATTTAATCCCGAAAAGCGGGAACAGTTCGTTATACATGGTCTTAAAATCCTTGTAATGGTTGCGGATAAACTCTTTTGTCATTACTTGCGTGATACATTCCGTCCCTGTTATCGTGCTATCCATTTGCTGTTTGAAAAGATGGTCGGGGAATATAGGAAAAATCGCCGTTGTGAAAATGTTCGCAAGTGCGTGATAGGCGGCGCTTGACCCGTTCTGTAAAGACCATCCCGTTTCTATCTCTAATCCGTAACCCTTAAGGGGTTTACCATCGGCGCGGTTGAAGTTCTCATCACATTTGATAGAACGGTCACTTGTGAAATATCTGTTTTCGGAAAAACCGATATAGGCGTAACGTTCGCCCACACCAAAACCGCCTTGATGGTATGACTGAAGATTAGCGGGTGTTACTTCTCTGTTTGCGTTCCTGTTTGCTTTTTGCATGTTCATTTCCTCCGTGTTTGTTTGTGTTTGGTTGGTTGTGGTTGTTTGGTTGTGCGGGGTAATGTCGCCATTACCTCCGACACGGATAGAATATCATGGCGGCATTACATTTGTAAAGCATTTTTTTCAGAGCGTTTGTGCCGGAGGGAAAAACGACCCGCAAACCCGCATAAATACGGCATTTTTACTTTTGAAAAAAAGCAAAAAATCGGGGTAAAAATCCATAATCTAATCGGGTAATTTTTCGGTTTTGGGTCGCACTCTGGGATTAAAACCTTGTGTTTGCTTTTAATAAGAAAAGATGGTATAATGACGACATGGCAACGGACGCAAGGAAAAGAGCGGTAAAAAAGTATAACGCAAAAACTTATGAACGCCTGTATATCCGCGTAAAAAAAGAGGAATACAAGGATATCATAGACGCCATCGGGGAACGCTCCATAAATTCTTATGTCATGGACGCAATACGGGAAAAGATGGAACGGGAAAAACTACACGGGGACGTGTAAAAACCGACGACGCAAGGCAATGAAAAATTACATAGAGGAATGTAAAAACGGCGTGTTACCCGAACGGGCGGCACGTCTTTTTTACGTCCTCATATGTAAAAACCGAACAGGGGAACGGGGGAAAATTACAACGATGGACGTAAAAACAGGAACGGAAAAACCCGCAAAAACTACATATCAACGTGTAATTAGCGGGGAAATAGAGCCACAAGGGGCACAAAAGGGATGGATAAACTTAGAGCGCGGGCGGCGGTCCTTTAATCAGATGGACGCGGAAACACGGCGGGAAATATGCCGTAAAGGGGCGGACGCCGTAAACAGGCTACACGGGGAAAAGAAAAGCGCAAAACAGGCACTAGAAAACGTGTTGACGCTCCGCGTGACGGATGATATCGCAAGCGCGGCGGACGTTGACCCCGCAATTATAGAGCGTTTGCGGCGGGATAACCCGAACGCTACCATATACGACTTGATACAGGCGGTCGCTGTGGGACGCGCGGTCGGTGGGTCTATCCCCGCAATGCAATATGTACGGGATACGCACGGAGACGCGCCAAAACAGCAAATAGAAGTGACCGACAACGTAACGACGGACGCGGATAGAGCGCTTATGCGTGCCATTGCGGCACGACTGGAGGACGCCGAACGGGTGGAAATCGTCGCGGATATTACACCCGACGACGTAAAAACCGACGGGAAAACGGGCGGTCAATAGGTAGGAATTTACACGGGAGGACGTAAAAACACACGGGGAACGGAGACGGAAACGGGCGGATATTACACGGCGTCATGTAATTACATAGAGGAAAACCCGCAAACCCTTGCAAACACGGTGTTTACAGGACGTTGGCGGAATGGCTACAACATTAAGATAAGTAGGAACTATTCGTATAAGTTCCCTTTCACGAACAGATGGAAACAGCGCAAACCCGCATAAACAGGGCGTTTAGGGACGCGTCACGATCACGGCGGGCGCGGCGCATGTGCGTATGTGACATGATAAGAGGGTTTTCACATGTGCCCCTGTAATTTTTCATATGGTAGGAACGCCGCAACCACGCGGGGTTTTACATAGGATAATGTAGAAACTACCCCTCCCCCGCGGAGCGGGGAAACGCCCGCAAAGGAAACTCCTATCCCCTCGGAAAATTTTATATAAAAAAAGGTCGCTTTACCGGACTAAAGCTATCAAAAATAGTAGGAAGGATCGAGGTCGAGACCGCAAATATAGTAGATTCAGGCCAAATGTTACGAAAATATTACAAAAATCGTCCGCTTACGCGGAGAAAGGAAGGGAGTATGAAACCATTAGTAGCAAATAACGGAAGGCAGATTAACGAACAGGAACTTATGCAGTTGTTCGGCATAGGGAGAAGGGGATTAGGGAATATCGACTTGTATAACAGGCCACAGTATATGAACGGTGACGGCTCGGTGTCCACAGTCCGCAGTATGTCCTTTAACGACGGGAACGGGGAAATACTTGTTCCCACGGTAGCGTTCGACAGTGCTGGAAAGCCGTATGTCATGTCTGATGATGAAGCGATAACCCGCTACTACAATACGGGGGAATATCTCGGCAAGTTCAAGACTATCGACCAGGCTAACGATTATGCCGCACGTCTTCACAAACAGCAGGAACATATATACAGATAAGAGGGAGACGATGACAAGGAAAGAAGCCAAAAACGAACTAAGGGAGCTGAGGTATCTTGATTCTAGGGTGCGTGCTATCGAATTGGAGATAGAGCGGATCGAGGCGATAGCCACAAAAATGACGCCAAGTTACAACGCGGACAGGCCCAGCGGGAATTACCGCAACAAAATCGAAGAAGCCTTAATAAAAAAGGAGCAATACAAGGGCAGACTGGCAAAATGGATGATAAGGCAGCTCGATTATAAGACGCATTGTCTAAATAAGATAGAACAGATAGAGCCGGCGTCGCTGCGGCAGTTTTTGATCCTGTACTACTTCGATGGAATGACTATCGAGAAGATATCGGAGGAAATTGACCGCACTCCGCGATGGACATACGAATTATTTTGTACCGCGCTGGACGAATACGCGAAAATTTTGTAAAAAATTTCGTTTACTTCATAGAAATTCATAAAATAGCCGTGATATCTTTATAAAGGACAAAGACCTCCAGAGTGCTTCTTCATTTTGTTTGGCATAATGTAACTTCTCCTTTCAAGGGTATCCGGCGCCACGGATGCCCTTTTACGTTGTATGAAATTAGAAGATTATAAACCTAGCCAACTGAGGGAGATACAGTACCAATATTGCCGCGATCACTTGGAATACTTCGTTGAGACGTACGGTCACATTGAGGATAAGGACGCGGACGAACTGATACAGCCTTTCAATCTTTGGCCCGAACAGAAAAAAGCATTACAGGAGTTCAGAGACAACAAGCTGAACGTCATATTGAAAGCAAGGCAGTTAGGGATAACATGGCTTGTTTTACATTATGCGTTGTGGAAACTGATACATCCGGGGCGTACAGTCATAGGTCTTTCAAGGACTGAGGACGAAGCTCAGGAACTTGTCCGCAGAATGTCCGTTATATTGGACAATATGCGGCCACTATTTGCACCTGTAAAAGACCAGCCGGTAAATTGGGTGAACGCTACATGGGAAAATACTTCCCTTATACTCACCGTTCATTTCCCAAATCAACCCGATTCTGTATTCAAATGTTTCCCGAGTTCACCCAATGCGGCGAGATCATTTACGGCGGACTTGATAATATTTGACGAATGGGCGTTTCAGGCTTTCGCGGAAGATATATGGAAAGCGGGTTTTCCCACAATTAACCGTCCGACCGGTGGACAAGTGGTGGGGTTATCCACAATAGACCGTGGATCGTTCTTTGAAAAGGTATTCACCGACCCTGATAATGGGTTCAACAAGATATTTATACCGTGGTACGCCGATCCTAGACGTGATGAAGCGTGGTATGAGCAGACAAAACGGACGATGGGGGACATGATAACACAAGAATACCCCGCATCCGTTGAAGAAGCGCTCACAGTTCCGGGCGGATCGTTCTTCCCGGAGGTAAAAAGAGAGACTCATATAGTCAATGAGGAACTCGAAGGCAAGTTGAGGCGCTATGTAGCACTTGATTACGGCCTTGATATGCTTTCCGCGCATTGGATTCAGGTCGATACCAAAGGAAACGCGCAAGTTTACCGCGAATATGACGCTCCTGACAAGACAATAGGGGCTGCTTGTGACATTTTAAGGTCAATGAGCGGCGACGAGAAGATAGAATACTGGCTTGCGCCGAGTGACTTATGGAGTCGATCACAGGAAACGGGTAAATCGAGGGCAATTTTGTTCTCTGAGAACGGAATTAACCTCACAAAAACGTCGAGAGACTTTCCGGCGGGGTGTGCATCCATGAAAGAATGGCTAAAAGTCATTGATAAGCACCCCAAATTGACGATTTTAGACGGTTGTGCGCCGAATTTATACAGATGCTTGCAGAAAATCCAAAAGGACAAGAAACGGCCCAATATCTACGCCAAAGACCCGCACGATCTGACGCATGATGTGGACAGTTTAAGGTCATTTTGTGTTTGGTGGGTACGTTCGCCGGAAACAGACTACGTAAAGATGGAGAAAAAGTGGCACAACTCCATATTAGAAGATATTGAAAACGCAAGCGACGAAGATAGGGAGTATTTGTTGCATAAATATGGTGAGCCAGTATGAGGTTTAAGACATTTATGGATAAGGTCAAGAAGACAATAGCACCGACAGCCGCAGATAAGAAAAGGGACACATGGCGCGGGAAACTTGAAAATGCCCGCATAGCCTACTCTAGCGTCCTTAAAGAGATATCAAAAGATCAGAAGTTGTATGAAGGGACTAGGGAAGTCAATGGCAACCCTAATACCAACGTGGCGGCAAAGGATGTTGCTATAACCGTTCGTAATGCGGTGTATGAATTGATCGAGTCTCAGGTCGATTCATCCGTACCGCAGCCTAAAGTTACGGCGCTCCATGAAGGAGACGAACACCTCGCACGCTCTATCGAAAGAGCATTGACTAACAAGGTCAAACTCTTAAAACTGCCCGTAATGAATGACTTGATGGAAAGGACCGTTCCCGTACAGGGCGGCGACTTTTTCCTTGTTGAATGGGACAATTCACTTGGATTCCATTCAAATTACGGCGATGTAAACGTAAGAGAACTTGACCCGCATCAGGTTATACCTCAGCCGGGCGTTTCTAAATTAGAAGATATGGACTATATATTTGTTCAGACTGCTCAGACAAAGCGCTGGGTAAAGGACAAATACGGCGTCGATGTAGAAGATGCGTCCGAGGAATATAAGGACATAAGGGACGCAGAGGGCGAATCCAGCCTTCAAACGGATTTAGTCACGGTAAACACCGCCTATTATAGAAATGATGGCAAAATAGGCCGCTTTGTATGGGTAGACGACTATACTCTTGAGGACCTTGAGGATTATCAGGCACGAATCACAAGGAAATGTAAAGAGTGCGGTTACGTTACCGAAGATAAAGTCTGCCCTATCTGCGGCTCAAAGAAGTTTGAAGAAACCGCAGACGAAGTACAAGAGATTAAAATACCGATAATGCAAGAATCGGGCATCGATGAAATGGGTAATCCCGTCGAGATCGAAGCCGAAGAAGTCATAACCATTGACTATTACAAGCCCAACTGTTTCCCGATAGTCCTGCGTAAAAATGTGTCAAAAAGGAACTCATTGCTGGGATTTTCCGATGCAAAAGTTATCGAGGACCAACAGGACGTAATTAAAAAAGTAGGCTCAAAAGCAACAGAAAAAACGTTAAAAGGCGGATCTATCGTTACATTACCGAGGGGCGTCAAACTTGAAACCACGGACAGAGAATTAAAGATAGCAAGGCTTGACGATCCGCAGCAGAAGGCGATGATAGACGTTCTCAATATGCAGGTCAATATCCAACAGGATATGCAGATGGTCAATAAGGCGTATGAGGATGCTCGTTCTACTCTCGGTATTACAGATGCCTTTCAGGGCAAATATGATCCGTCGGCCGTTTCGGGTACTGCTAAACAGTATTCGATCAATCAGGCTGCGGGCCGTCTTGAGTCAAAGCGCGTTATGAAGAACGATGCTTATGCGCGGCTTTATGAAATGATGTTTAAGTTTTGGCTGGCTTACGCAGACGATCCTTTACCGATCACGGGCAGCGGCGTAAACGGAGAACAGGACTTTGACGTATTAGATAAGAAAGATTTTATCAAACAGGACGCCGCCGGGGAATATTACTGGAATGACGAGTTCCTGTTTGAGACTGATCCGACCTCAACAATGATGGCTAACCGTGAAGCGATGTGGCAGCAGATAGATATGAAATTACAGTCGGGTGCTTTTGGACAGTTAGGATCACTTGAAACCATGAGGCTTTATTGGTCGCTTATGGAGAAGAACCACTATCCGAACGCTGGTGACGTTTTGCAACAAGTAGAAATGCTCATGGCGGAACAGCAACAGCAGATGGCGCAGATGCAAGCGCAGATGCCAATGGAAGGGGGTATGCCTAATGATATGCCCGTCATGTAAGCTGGATATGATCATCGCATCATCGAAGACTGTTGAAGAAGACAATAAAAAGTATCTGATACAGGACTTCAAGTGCAGAAATAGGAACTGTTCAAACTACAACAAGGTAGTTAAACAATCCAAAACGGAAATAGACGACTAAACAAAGGACTCGCAGAAGTCCTTTTTTAGTGCATAGATCGCATCAATAGCGCAAAAATGAAAGGAAAACTGAATATGAGTAAAAATCTTCTCACACTCGACTTGCAGTTATTTGCTGATGAAGTCGAAGAAGGCGTAAACGAAGTTGAGACTAACGCCGAGTCTCAAGGCGAAGAAGAAACTTCTGAATCGGAACAGGAAGAAACAGGCGAAACAAACGGAGACGCCGAGCCGCAGCCACAGTCCGATGAAGAAAACGCACGTTATGCAGCTATCAGACGCAGAGCAGAGGAAGACGCTAGACGAAAATACGAAAGCGAAATGAACCCTTTGAATCAGCAGATAGCCGCTATGTGTCAGGGTATAACACACCCGATCACCGGTCAGCCTATCACAAATGTCCACGACTATGTTGACGCTCTGGCAATTCAGCAGAGACAGGCAAGTGAACAGGAATTGACCGACAAAGGCATTGATCCTTCGGTAATCGACAGGATGATAGCCGCAAACCCTGTTGTGATGCAAGCCCAGCGCGTCATTGAGCAGAGTCAGATGGCAGGCGCACAGTATCAGTTGCAACAGGATTTGGCAGAGATAACAAGACTTGATCCCAACATAAAGGGAATACAGGATTTAGCTAATCTGCCAACCTTCCCGCAGATGCTTGAGTTTGTCGAGCGCAACAAAGGTCAGGTTTCCATAGTTGACGCATATAAGGTATTCAACTTTGGCAACGTAATGCAGCAGACCGAAGGCGCGGCAAGACAACAGGCCATTAACCAAATGAAGGGAAAATCACATTTAGCAAGTCCGTCAACGTCAGTTGCAACGGAAAGCGATGATGTGGAAGTCCCGGCGGAGATAATGAGCCGTTACAAGGAGCAAGGGAAAACAGAGAAACAGATACGCGAACTGTATAACACAGTCGCAAAGAAACTACACCTAAATTAACAAGGGGGATAGAAAAATGGCATTTGAGTTTTTAAGAGCAGAGAACAACGCTTCTCCGATCGAAAAAGAAATCGTTGCCACAAATGCAACGACTTATAATCACGGCTGCCTTGTTTCCTACGGATCGGCTGGAACGGCAGTAGCATCATCAGGAACGGCTGTACCCGAGTTCGTATATGTCGGTAAAGACATTACGGCAAAGACGGGTGACGTTCTTGCAGTAGT